TCCAAAAATATACCCCCCACCCCCCCAAACAAAATTTTTCTTCTATATATAATGCATTGTTTCGCACAGCGGAGGGTAAAATGGCAATGTTAACCTATAGTTTGACTAGCTAGATACTTTAGTTTAGACTACTTTTTATATGCAAAGAATCCTTACAGACAAGCAAAAACTGTTCGTTCAGTACTTTAGCGAGAAAGGTAATGCTACAGAGGCTGCAATCAAAGCAGGTTACAGTCCAGCAACGGCTCAACAGCAAGGTTATGAGTTGAAAAACAAGCTAGCACCAGAGATTGAAGGTGCTACTAGGAAGTTGTTAAACAGTGCAGTGCCTATGGCAATAGAAAAGCTACAAGAGTTAATAGTTGACCCTGCAGTTAACGGTAGTACAAAACTGGGTGCTATAAATTCTGTTCTTGATAGGACTGGTTATCAGACTACAACTAAAATTGAAGATGTAACTGGTAAGAAATCTGATGAAGAACTAGCTACAGAGCTAAAGAACTTATTATCCAATATCCATTTACAAAATGTAAGAGAAGAGGATGTTAACTAAGGTTAATGAGTGACCAACTAGAACGTGCTGTAGAAATAGCTAAAGAGCTAGAACGTAGAAAAACGACTAATCGTCTAAAACACTACGAACCTTACGACTATCAAAAAAAATTTCATAATACTGTTGCATCACAGCGATTATTAATGGCGGGAAATAGGATAGGTAAATCGTTTTGTGGTGCAGCAGAGCTAGCATATCATTTAACTGGTAAATATCCTAAGTGGTGGACAGGTCGTAAATTTGATAGACCTATTAGAGCATGGGCAGGCGGCTCATCTAACGAAACAACTAGGGATATATGTCAAAAAGAATTAGTAGGACAACCAGATGACCCTTCAGCAAAAGGTACAGGTAGCATACCGCTAGACGATATAGGTGAAACTACTAGGAAACCAGGTGTACCAAATGCACATAACTCGTTAGTAGTTAAACATGTGTCTGGTGGATGGTCACGATTAGCCTTCAAAGCTTATGAAATGGGCAAAGAAAAGTGGATGGGAGAAGCTGTAGATGTAGTATGGCTTGATGAAGAGCCACCTGGCCCTATATATAGCCAAGCATTAACTAGAACTGCAGATAGAGGTGGTATTGTATATATGACATTTACACCAGAATCTGGCATGACAGAAACAGTTGCACAGTTTGTAAACAATTTAAAGAAAGGACAAGCTCTAATACAAGCAGGTTGGGACGATGCACCGCATATGACTACAGATGTTAGAGAACAAATACTATCTGCATTGCCACCACACGAAAGAAAAATGAGAGAGCAAGGCATACCACAACTAGGTTCTGGTCTTGTATTCCCTATATCAGAAGAAGACATAGTTTGTGACCCTATAGATATACCAGACCACTGGCCTAGACTATGTGGCATAGATTTTGGCTGGAATCACCCTACTGCAGCAGTATGGATTGCATGGGATAGAGATTCTGATATAGCATATGTTTATGATAGTTATGCAATGCGACAAGAATCTGTGCCTATTCATGCAAGTGCAATAAACTCTAAAGGTAAATGGATTCCTGTAATATGGCCTATGGACGGTAGACAGGCTGACAAAGGTTCTGGTAAGTCACTTACAGAACAGTACAGAGCAGAGGGTTGCAACATGACATTAGAACATTTTACTAACCCACCAACTAGAGGACAAAAAGAAGGTTCTGGTGGCATATCTGTAGAAGCTGGCATAATGGAAATGTATACTAGAATGAAAACCAACAGATTGAAAATATTTAAGAATCAAGATAAACTATTACAAGAATTACGCTTGTATCATAGGAAAGATGGTAAGATAGTTCCTATTAATGATGATGTAATATCTGCAATGAGGTATTGTGTTTTGTCGTTACGTAAAGCTAGGGTTAAAAACTTTGAACCAGTTAGCATACAAGCAGAAACAGAGTTCAGTGTATTTGCATGAGAAAAGAACACAAAAGCAAAAAGGGAGGACTTACTGCTAAAGGTAGAAAATACTTTAAGCGAAAAGAAGGTGCTAATCTAAAACCACCTGTAAGTAAAGGTAAGAACCCTAGACGTGTTAGTTTTGCTGCAAGATTTTCTGGTATGAAAGGACCTATGAAAGATAGTAAAGGTCGTCCTACTAGAAAAGCTAAAGCATTGAAACGATGGGGATTCGGAAGTGTAGCTGCAGCACGTAAATTTGCAAGCAAAAATAAAAAGTCTTAGGAGGACACAATTATGCCAATGGGTAAAGGAACATACGGAAGTAAAAAAGGTAGACCAAAAAAGAACGGTGCAAAAAAACTAATGGCAAAAAACCCTAAAATGCCAAAAGGTGTAGCTAAAGCTATTGCAAAAAATATGAAAAAGAGGAAAAAATAATGGCAAAACCAGGACTGTACGCAAACATTCATAAAAAACGTAAAAGAATTAAAGCAGGTAGTGGTGAAAAAATGAGAAAGCCTGGAGCTAAAGGCGCACCAACTGCAGCGAATTTTAAAAGAGCTGCAAAAACTGCTAAAAAAAGGAAGAAAAAATGAGTTTACATGAATATGCTATTAAATATAGAAGTGCAGCTACACCTATAGAAAAAGGAATAAGTAGTGTAGGTTCAGGTCTTAAAAAAGCTGCTACTTCTGTTGGTGGTGCGATAGAAAAAACAGGGTCTTATCTTGGAGCTATGGTATCAAAACCTACTATGGATGTGCCTAAAGCACAACAAGAGTTAGATAATAAAATTAAAAAACAAGAAGACGCATTTTTACAAGAAATGCAAACAGCAAGACGAAGAACAGCATTTGGTACAACAAATACATTACTTGCAACAAGTGTTGCTGGTGATGAATCTGTAGCTAATGTTAAATCAGCACTTTTAGGATGATAGAAACAGTTTTTACGAACGAACAAAAAGCAAACTATTATAAGTTTATGATATCTAAAGCTGAAGTAAATTTTGATTTGCATTCATCAAGCTATATAGGATTTAAAGAAAACGATAAAATAATAGGTGCAATTTTTTTTTCTAATTATGACAAACATAATGTATTTATTCACATTGCATTTGATACTCCTAGGTGTGTATCTCGTAAACATATCAAGCTAATGTTCAACTATATATTTAATCAACTTAATTGTCGTAGAACTACTGCAACTTGTGACAGTGAAAACAATAGAGTACAAAAACTTATAGAAGGTGTTGGTTTTACACAAGAAGGTTTAATAAGAAAAATGGTAGCTATTAACAATAAAGAAATAGATGTTATCATATATGGCATGTTAAAAAACGAATGTAGGTGGATATAATGGGTTTTTTATTTCCTAAAATGCCAAAATTTGATAATTCTGCATTAGAAGAACAACTAGCTAGAGAAAAACAAGCAGAGATGGATGCAGAACAAGCACGACAAGACAATATAAAAAGAAGAACTAGAGGATTTGCAGGAATGATTGCAACATCTGCACAAGGAGTAGATGAAGATGCACCTACAGTAAAACCAATGCTAGGTTCAGGAACTAGATATTAATGGAAAAATTTGATTATTTCAAAAAAAGACTTGCTAAAATGGAATCTGACAGACAGACATGGGAAGACCATTGGCAAGAAATACTTGATTATGTAATGCCAAGAAAAGCAGAGATTACTTTTCTGCGTTCTAAAGGTGAAAGAAGAACAGAAATATTATTTGATTCTACAGCAATCACTGCAAATAATTTATTAGCAGCTAGTTTGCAAGGAACTCTTACATCACCATCATTACAATGGTTTCATATTAGACTTCGAGAAACTAATTTAAATAGAGATAGAGATGTCCAATTGTGGTTAGAAGATTCTGCAAAAAGAATGTATGACATGTTTAACGAATCTAATTTTAATACAGAAGTACATGAAATGTATTTAGACATGACATCAATAGGAACAGGTTGTTTGTTTATAGAAGAAGGTAATCGTGGTTTTGAAGAAGACCTTATACATTTTAATACATTACACATTGCAGAGTTTTATGTAAAAGAAAATGTAGATGGTTTTATAGATACTGTATACAGAAAATATAAATTAACTGCAAGACAAGCAGTACAAGAGTTTGGCGAAGATAAAGTAGGACCTAAATTATTAGAATGTGCTAAAGAAAAACCAGATAGAGAATTTAATTTTATACATGCAGTAGAACCTACAGAAGATTATATAAGAGTATTTGGTGCTGCTGATACAAAACTGCCTGTGCATTCTTGTCATATGTGTGTAGAAGACAAAATGATATTAAGAAACAGCGGTTATAATGAGATGCCTTATCTTGTACCTAGATGGGCAAAAGCAACAGGAGAAATATATGGTCGTTCACCATCTTACAATGCTTTACCAGATATTAAAACATTAAACAAAGCTGTAGAAATAGGACTTAAAGCTTGGGCAAAAGCTATTGACCCACCATTGTTAGTACAAGATGATGGTGTTATAGGTAGAGTTAGAATGGCACCTGGTGGTATTACTGTTATTAGAAATGATGCTGCAGTAAAACCATTGCAAACAGGTACTAACTGGCAAATTACAGACATGAAAGAAAACCAACTGCGTACAGCAATTAGACAAGCTTACTATTCTGACCAATTACAATTACAAGACGGGCCACAGATGACAGCAACAGAAGTACAAGTTAGATACGAACTTATGCAAAGATTATTAGGACCTACACTTGGTAGATTCCAGTCAGAATTTTTAAATCCACTTATAGAAAGAGTGTTTGGTATTATGCTACGTAACAATGCTTTTCTACCAGCACCAGAAATTATACAAGGACAACCAATAGATGTTGAATTTATAGGACCATTAGCAAGGTCACAACGTATGGAAGAAGCAGTCGCAGTAGAAAGACTGTACCAGTTAGCAATGAATCTTGCACAAGCAGACCCAGGTGTATTAGATATTATAAATCATGATGTTGCAATAAGAATGCGTGCTGAACTACTAGGAGTTCCTAAGTCAGTTTTACGTGGTGAACAAGAAGTAGCTGGCATAAGACAGCAAAGAGCAGCCCAACAACAGCAAGCTGCACAAATGCAAATGGCACAACAACAAGCAAATGCTATGGCAAGTACTGCAAGAGCAACTAGAGATTTATCTGACCCACAAACAGCAGCGCTATTAGAAGAAGTAGGAGAGCAATAGTATGATAGACACGGAAGATGTCAACGATAGTATAGATAGAGATTACAAACTACTGAAAGGAGATTACTCAACCACTTTTAATACACCAGAAGGACTAAGAGTTTTAGAAGATTTAAAACATGCGTATTACCATCGCATATCATTTAGTCGCGACCCTTATGCAACTGCTTACAACGAAGGGCAGAGAGCAGTTATCATAAGAATAATCAACCTAATTTCTAAGGAGGAAAACAATGGCTGAAGAAACAATGACCACCGAGTCAACAGACAACCCTCAACCTACAGAACAAAATTCAGAATCTGTGTTAGGGTCTGGCAGCGTAGGTGATAATCAATCTGATTGGAAATCATCTCTGCCACAAGACTTGCAAGACGAACCAACTCTACAAAATTTTAACGATGTAGAATCGCTTGCAAAAACAGTTGTTCATCAACAAAAAGTATTAGGAAACAGAATACCTATACCAAAAACTGATGAAGAAAAAGTAGAATTATATTCTAAACTAGGAAGACCAGAAGACCCATCTAAGTATGAAGTAAATGTTCCAGATACACATTCTTCGTATTTTAATCCTACATCTTTAAATAATTTTAAGGAAGTAGCTCATAAAATAGGTCTTAATAATGAACAAGTCAATGCTTTAGTTGACTATCAAATATCTGAAATAGATGGACAAAAAGGTATACAAGAAGCAGCAATAGCAGCTGGCAAAGATGAAGTCGAGCAAAAACTCAAACAAGAATGGGGATATGACTATGATAAAAATTTAAAAGCTGCAATGCGCGCTATAAGTGTTTATGGTGACAATGACTTAAATGAGTTGCTAAACACAGAAGTAGGCAATCATCCTGCTCTTGTTAAATTATTCGCAAGGTTAGGTGCAGAAGTTACAGAAGACATGGCACAAAACACGACTAATAATACATTAGCTGTTAGTCCATTAGATGCACAAACAGAAATTGATAGAATAATGAAAGACAGTAATCATCCGTATTTTAAACCAAGTCACAAAGACCATGGAGCTGCAGTTGAGCAAATGCGACAATTGTACGAAAAAAGATATGGTAATAAATAATTTTGTGATATAATATCTTTACCAAATCTGCCCTTACGGATAACAGAAATGGTAGGCATGATGCCTATAAAATCCGTTAGATAGTAGCGTGTACTATAAGGTTTCCCTTTTAGGATAAAAACCGAACAAAATATTTTAGGAGGACAAATTTATGTCAGTACAAATTACTACAGCTTTTGTCGAGCAATATAAAAACAATGTTTTTCATTTAGCTCAACAAAAGGGTTCTAGGCTTAGAGAAGCTGTTAGAACAGAAACAGTAACTGGTAAAGCACATTTCTTTGAAAGAATTGGCTCAACAGCTGCACTGAAAAGAACATCAAGACATAGCGACACTCCGAGAGTAGATACACCTCACTCACGTAGAAAAGTTACTATGGATGATTATGATTGGGCAGATTTAATTGACCAAGAAGACAAAGTAAGGATGCTTATCAATCCACAGTCCGAATATGCACAAGCAGGAGCTTGGGCTATGGGAAGAGCAATGGACGATGCAATCATTGATGCTGCAAGCGGAAACGCTTTTGGTGGTGTTAGTGGTGGCACAACAGTTGCTTTACCATCAGGACAAAAAATCGCTCACGGCTCTGCAGGTTTATCAGTAGCTAAACTTATAGAAGCCAAAGAAATTTTAGACGCAAATAGCGTAGACCCAGAAGAAGCTAGGTTTTGCGTTGTTACATCTAAACAACTATCAGATTTGTTAGCAATAACACAAATTACATCTGCAGACTTTAACTCAGTTAAAGCACTTGTTCAGGGTGAAATTGATACTTTCATGGGATTCAGATTCATTAGAACAGAAAGACTAGATACTAATTCATCTAGCAACAGATTAGTTTTAGCATTTGCTCAATCTGGTATCGGCCTTGCTGTCGGCTCAGACATTCAAACAAGAATTTCTGAAAGGGCAGACAAAAACTACGCCACACAGGTATTCTTATCAATGACTATCGGTGCAACTCGTATCGAAGATGAAAAAGTTGTTGAAATAGAATGTACTGAGAGTTAATAGGAGGAATCAAAAATGGCAACAGCTAAATCAGTAGAGATTACAGCATTAGACGCATCGCCTAGAGAAGTCCTGGAAACTGGCAGTTTAGAGGGCAGAATGCGTGTAGCAAGTGGTACAATAGCAGCTGGAACAGGCGATATTGATAATGATGATGTATTAATGATGGTACAAATTCCATCTAATGCAAAAGTATTATCAATTAAACTATTCAATGACGATTTAGATTCTAATGGCTCACCATCATTGGCAGCCAACGTAGGTCTTTATTATGAGAATGGTACTGTTCTTGATGAAGATTGTTATGCAACAGCTATAACAACTTTACAAGCAGCAGAAACAACTGGAGCTGAAGTTGCTTTCGAGGCAAGAAATGTTAATGCAGTTTCTAACTTTGCTTGGGAAGATGGTGGTTTATCATCAGACCCAGGTGGAGCTTTAAGAATAGCTTTAACTATGTCTAACGCAGCAGCAACAGCAGCAGCTGGTGACGTAACACTTATCGTTACATATGTTGTAGACTAAAAACAACAATAGGGGGTAGTTTCGGCTACCCTCTGAGGATATTATGGCAACAGAAGTTTCAATATGTTCAAATGCACTTAGAAGATTAGGAGATGACCCTATAACTTCGTTGACAGACGATACAGAAAGAGCAAGACTTTGTAATGCTTTTTATGCAGATACAAGAGATTCTTTGTTAAGAAGTCATCCTTTTAATTTTTCTATTACTAGAGCATCACTTACACAATTATCATCAACACCAGCTTACGGTTTTGCATATCAATATGCTTTACCAACAGACCCTTATTGTTTGAGGGTGTTACAAATGGAGTATCAAGACTATATATTTAAAATAGAAAATCTTGCAACTGAAGGTAGAGTTTTGCTAACAGATGAAAGCACTGCAAAAATATTATATATAGCAAGAATAACAGACACAGCTTTGTTTGATTCTTTATTTACAGATACACTTACATCGTATCTTGCAGTCAAATTAGCATATCCTTTAACCAACAGTGTAAAATTACAGGAGCAAATGTATAAGCTGTATCAGCTTAAACTTTCTGAAGCAAGAAGTGTTGATGGGCAAGAAGGATTTATTGACGACCTTGTTTCAGATACATTTATTGAATTTAGAAAATAATGGCTAGAGTACATCCTATACAATCTAATTTTACTACAGGTGAAGTCACACCTAAATTAGCAGGTCAAGTTAATTTTAAAAAATACGACAATGCTCTTGAAACATTAGAAAATATGACAATATTTCCACAAGGTGGTGTAACACGTAGACCAGGTACAAGATTTGTTGCTGAAGTAAAAGATTCATCAGCAGTAACTAGATTAATACCTTTTGAATTTAATGTTACACAATCTTATGTTTTAGAATTCGGCAATAACTATATAAGATTTTATAAAGACAACGGACAAATTACAGAAGCAGACAAAAGCATTAGCAATATTACACAAGCAAATCCAGCTGTAGTTACAGCAAGTTCTCATGGTTTTAGCGATGGCGACCATGTATGGATAAACAGTGTAGCTGGTATGACAGAATTAAATGGCAGAAGATTTACAGTAGCTAATAAAACAACACATACTTTTGAATTATCAGGCATAAATTCTAGTTCTTTTACAGCTTATAGTTCTGGTGGCACAGCAGCAAAAGTATATGAAATATCTACTTCTTATACATCAGCACAAGTATTTGATTTAAAATTTGCACAAGCAGCAGATGTTATGTATATAGTGCATCCATCACATGAACCTGCAAAACTTACAAGAACAGGACACACATCATGGTCACTTGCAGATGTAGATTTTGAAAAAGGACCATACTTAGATACTAATACTACAGCTACTACATTAAATCCAGGGTCGTCAGGTGTTGGCACAGGAGTTGCATTAGTAGCATCTGCAGATTTATTTGCATCGACTGATGTAGGTAGACTTGTAAAATTACATGGTGGACATTGTAAAATTACAGCTTTTACAGATGCACAAAATGTAACGATGTCTATATTGACAGCCTTATCTGCTAGCACAGCAACAGCAGACTGGCAGTTAGGTAGTTGGTCAAATACAACTGGTTTTCCAGAAACAGTATCTTTTTTCGAACAAAGAATAGTTTATGGTGGTACAACAAGTTTGCCACAAACTATTTTTGCTTCACAATCTGGATTATTTGAAAACTTTGATGTAGGAACAAGCACTGCATCTGATGCATTTATTTATACTATTGCATCTAACAGAGTAAATAAAATTAGATTTTTAGCACCTTCACGTGATTTAATTGTAGGTACAGCTGGTGGTGAATTCAAAGTAGGTAGACCACCAGGTGAACCGTTAGAACCAGGCAATGTTAATATATCGCAACAAACTACATACGGAGTTCATACAACACCTGTTGTGCAAATAGGTAATGCTTTGTTATTTGTGCAAAGACAAAAAAGAAAAATACGAGAATTTACTTACACATTTTCTAACGATTCTTATGTAGCACCTGATATGACTTTATTATCAGAACACATAAGTGAAGGTGGCATAGACGATGTTGCATACCAACAAGAACCTGATAGTGTTTATTGGGCATGTCGTAACGATGGGCAACTAATAGGCATGACATATCTTAGAGAACAAGATGTAGTTGGATGGCACAGACATAAGGTAGGTGGTATATCACAATCATGTACGGTAACTGTTACAGATTACGATAACACAGTCTCTGGCACAAAATTAACATTTACAAAAAGAGATGGGTCTACTGTTACATTTACATCTACAACAGGGACTGCAGGAACAAATGAATTTAAAACACAAACTAATAACAATACCACAGCAAGTAATTTACAAACTGCAATAAATGGACATGCTGATTTTACAGCGACAGTATCTAGTGCAGTTGTAACTGTTACAGAAACTTCACCTTCTGGTACAGAATATTTAACTGTAGAAAGTTCTGATGATGTACGATTAAGTATTACAAGTGAATTACCAGCTAAAGTTACTAGCATAACAACAATAACTGAAACTGATGAAAATCAATTTTGGGCATTAGTTACTAGAATTATAAATGGTTCTACAGTACAATATGTAGAATATTTTGACGATACACTAAATCAAGATTCTGGACTAGCAGGAACAGTTACAGGAGCATCTACAATAGTTAGAGGATTAAATCATTTAGAAGGCGAAACAGTACAAATACTTATAGATGACGCAGTGTACCCTGTGCAAAAAGTTACTGATGGTGCTGTTACAATAAGTTTGCCAAGTACTTTTTCTAGCAAAACTATAGAGATAGGTTTAGGGTTTGTATCAACTATGAAAACATTAAAAGTAGAATCAGGAACACAAGCAGGTAGTGCGCAAGGCAGAAGAAAAAGGTATAATGAAGTTAGCGTTCGTTTACTTAATTCAGTAGGTGTAACTGTAAATGGCGACCAAATACCATTTAGAAGTTCAGCAGATGAAATGGGTAAACCAATACCAGCGTTTACAGGAGATAAAAAAGTTTCCAATTTAGGTTGGGACACTGATGGACAGATTACTATAAAACAGGAACAACCATTACCATTAACTGTTTTAAGTTTGACTGGAACATTAGTAGCAAGTGATTAATTATGGGTTGGGCAATAGGATTAGCAGCAGCAGGATTAGGGTTATCGTTTTTAGGAATGATGCAACAAAGGCAACAAATTGCTAAAATGACAGACTACAGAACAAAACAAAATGCTTTTAATGCAAGTGTAGCTAGAGAAAAAACACTGAAAAAAAATGAAATTTTTAATAAGCAATTAGCAAGTAGATTAAAAGGTGTTGGTTTTAGCGGAACACCAGCAGAAATAGCAGCTTATGAGTATGAAGAAATGAAACAAACTTTAGACACTTTTGCAGTTAGTGAAAGTTTAACAGCTGCTTTTTTAGCAGCAGATGCACAAAACAAACAAGGACAAGCATTATCTGGATTTGCAGCAACAAGTTTGAACTTACTAGGTGGTTATTATCAAACAACAAAACAAGAAGAATTTTATGACAAATTATCAACTAGACAGGACACAGTGAAAGAATGAGTATTAAAGTACCTAAAAGACCTAGTCAAACTAGCCCAGCAGTAACTTTGCAAGGGACACCTACAATGAATGTGCAATCTGGTTTTACAGAATTAGGTAAAGCAGTTGGTCAAATAGGTTTACGAATTGCAGACCATAATGCTAAAGTAGCAAAAACAAATTCTTTGCTAAAAATAGATTCAGAATTAGTAGAATATGAATCAGAAATATTAAGAAAAATAAACGATTTTAGAAAAGCACAAGATGAAGGTGTATACTCTTTAAGTCCAGACGGTAAATTTTTAGACCCAAATAAAGCCCTTCGAGATTACGATGCAGACATGAACAATTATTTAATGGAACGTTCTAATACAATGTCACCAGGTGCAAAAATGAAAGGTCTTGGTGCATTGCAACATAAAATAGAAAAAGGTAGATTTCAAATACAAGAAAATGTAACTAGAGATGTAAAAAAAAATAATCGTATATCTTTAAATCAAAGTCAAAATGTTTATATGTCTGATTTGGCATCAGCACAAACAATCGAAAATGCACAAGTCTATGCTGCAAAACAAATAAATATGGCAGATGCTTCTTTTGCTAACAATGCTTTAACTGCACAAGAATATACAAATAAAAAAAAGAAATACGAAAATCTTTATTTAGATAATGCATTAAGAATTAGTTCTGGTAGTTCTGACCCAAATGACCAACTTGTATATTTAATTAATGGTGGAAAAGTAGAAGGCATACAAGGAGATGAATTAGAATCTGGAGATGAAAGATATATTGATTTATTCGACCGTGTCAATAAAAAAGCAAAGATTACAAAACAAGCCATAGGAAACATACAAGACAATTTATTTATAAAAACGCAAAATCAAATAGAAGAAAAATTAAAGAGTATAGGTCCAGATGCATCACTAGAAGAAATAGACAAAGCACTAAATGATGTTGAAGATATTTTAGAAGGTTCTAATTTAACTTCTGATAATTACAAAAAATTACAAACTTTTGCAGATAATTATTACGATGACAGTTTAGCTTCTGAAAGAGTATATGAATCATTTTTAATTTTTGCAGAATCAGGTGGTTTGCGTGGAGATATGTTTACTAGAGCAATAGAAGCAAATACTGACGGTCTTTTAAGTAGTCAAAAATTAACACGTTTAAAAGAAATACAAGCTGAAAATTTTAAATTAATTAAAAAAGCAGAAACAAAATCATTAACTGCTCAATATAAATTTATTGCTGATATGACAGGTGGAAATAAAGCTTTAATAAATGAAAAAAATACAGAGGATGGCACTTTTAGTTTTGGGGTAAAATATAGCAGAAAAACACTTGAAGCTTTTAATTTATACAATAAATTAATGTTAGAAGCTGACAGAAATGGAATTAATCATGAAACTTTTGTCAATACAAAAGCAAAATTTTTAGGGTCAGATAAAGCAATGACACCTGCTGAGTTTGTAGTACAAACTATTAATAGCAGAGCGCCACGTGAAGATTTACAAAATAATGAGAATATCCCTATATTAGGAGATGACTTGTATAATTTAAGAATAAATGAAGCTGAGTTGTTTGAAAAAGATGGAATCTATTATAAAAAAGATGCTAATGATATTATACGTATAGATATGCTTGAAACTATTAAAAAAAATGAACCAATGTTAAATTTGTTAAGTACGAGAAGAATACTTAGAGTTGATATGGGTGCAGATGGTATACCTATAGAAATAAAAGAATCACCAGAAAAAGTTGCTAATAGACTTAATTTTTATAAATATTTAAAAACAACTAAAATTACAGAAGACCAATTAGATGCAGTTGCAAATATGTTTAACATTGATTTGCTTACTGAATTACAAGAAATGGAAAGTAATGAGGCAATCCTACAAGGTGTTGGTATAAGACAAGGTGTAAAAACAAACCGTAAGCCAGAAAAAACAATGGCTGAATCTAATTTAATTAATGAAGCTATGAGAAGACCAACAGAACTTAAAAAATCAGTTGATGAAATGGAAGAAAGTGCAGAAATGGAAGTATTACAAGAAGGTGGAGAAGTTTTTAGGAGATTAAGATAATATGGCATTAACAGTTACTCCAACATATTTGGAACTTAAACAGGCTGGTGTTGATGAAGATACAGCTCTTAAAATTACTGATAACACACAAAAACAATTAAAACAGGAAGGTTATACAGAAGAACAAGCAGCTGCAAAAACAGGGCTACAGTCCTCATCTCTTGACAATGTTGTAGATAATGAAATTCTTACTACAAACCAAGAATTAGGAATTTTTCCTGATTACCCTACTAAAGATTTTAATGATGTTGTCACACAAAACATAGAAAGAAAAAAAAATAAAATAAAAGCTGACAAAGATAAAGTATTTGAATCAGAACAAAAGCAAATGGAAAGATTCAAAGCTTTTAAAACTACTGATATAAGTCAAAAAGACATATCAGAAAGTTATGGTATAAAAAAAGAAAAAGTTTTTATTACAGATGGTCATCAAAGTTTTACTGATTACATTAAATTTTATGGAAATTATTCACCTTCACAAAGAGACAATTTAACAACATATGCTTCTAGTATTGCCTCTCTTTTGAGTAACAGTAAATTTAAATACGATTCAAGTAGCACTAATGCAGGTTTGTTTTCAATAAATACAACTAATTCAGAATATCCTAATTATGTTGATAATTTAGTAAATGATTATATAAATTTAAGGAAAAAAGGCAATCTAGACTTTAAATTAGATGGTGAAATATTAGATTTAAAAAATGGCATGTCACCTACTGCTCTTAGCACAAAAGCAAGTTTTGAGTTATTTGCTGCATTTCTTTTAGAAAACCATGGAAAAGATTTAGACAATCTTGCAAACGGCGATTTAGAAACAAAACAAGCTATTTTAAAATCATATATTGGTGAAAAAAGATTTGAAAAATTAAGTGAAGAAGCTTTAGGTATTTTTGAAAATTCTGAAACAATTAAAACCCGAAAAGATTTCGAAGATGATAAATACATTTACACTTATGGAACAGCAAGAAATGCTATTTTTCCTAAATCATTACCAAGTTTTTTTAAATACGTTGCACCAAATCTTACTAGCATTTACGAAAGCGATGTTTACCAAGGTTGGCTTAATGCAATTAGTTCATCAGGCGATTTTAGCGAAACAGACTTAGCGTTAAATAGTACTTTTTTTGGCAAGGCTCTAAATGCAGCATTTGGTGAAAACCCTAAAGAATTTCAAGATTTTGTAAATAAAAGAAATCTACTTGACAAAGGTGGAGCTGCTTTATATCATGGTATGCTTTATTACGGGTCATCTGCTCCAATATATAGTTTTCCTGCAACTTTATTAACCAGATTAGGAATGCCTCTTGCAGCTGCATATTCAAGTTTTGCTGTTGAACATGCATTGACAGCAGGTATGGGTAGATTAGTTTCTAGTGGTTATTTTGATAACAGCAATGCTACTGTTAATGATGCTTTAGGAATATTAGCCGATTTGTATACTGATAAAGAATTTCTTTATGAAAATGCAAAATACGGTGGTTTAGGCTTAACAACACATTTCGGTGGTCAGTTAATGTTTCATAAATTTTTACAAAAAGGCAAAGAATATAAAGTTACTGTTAACTACCAAGGCAAACCTACAGAAATGAGTTACATCTATGGTGGAAAACAATTTGAAAAAAGATTAGGGTTAGATTTGCAAAAAAATCCAAAATACACTGGTAAAGATACATGGGAAATGGGTAAACAAATAGATGATTATTTTGATTCCCAATTAAAAGCTAGATTTGGACATGAAAAAATACCGCGTTTAGGAAGCGAAGAACTTTCAACAAATATAGGAAGTGTATTTGGATTAAGTATAGGTAATTCTTTGTTTTTTAATGAAAATCCTGTAGATGCTACTATAGATGCTGCATCTTTTGTAGGCTCTCTTTTTATTGTTAAAAAATTGTTTGGAGCAAATGTTAATAATGGTCAGAAAAAAACAACATATGATTATACTAAGAATGGCTTAGATTTTTATAATCCTAAAAGTGAATATAGAAGTGATTTACGTTATATATTAAACGGTCAACAAGGGCCTAAATATTATGAACATGAATCAGCACTAGATAAATTTCATGATGCAGTAGGTGTTACTAACAATCCTATATATAGCGCACCTTTAAATGAAAAATTACCTGACAACACTGGCAAAATAGTTGCTGACCAAGTTATAACAGAAAAAGGAAATTCTTTTGTAATTACAGAATCTACATTGAAAGGTGATAGTTATACATCAATAGAACCATATGAAAACATTGTTACAGTTCCTCATCAATTAATTGCAGAATTAAACAGACAACCTAATTTTTTATATAAAGCAAAAATATTACAAGAAGATGGTCAAACTAATTCTATTAATTTTATTGATAACCCATTAGAATCTAAGGATGGCATTATATTTTCAAATAAAAAAAAGCGTACTACTAAATATCCAGAGTTACCTACTGGTATTACAACTAAAATTTCTGACACTTTTGATGAGATTATTCGTATACAAAACAGTGTGTTTGCTAATCGTGAATATTTTAAAGAAACATTAGTAGAATTTGCTGGCGATTTTTATCCACGATTAGCAGAATATACCACAGAAACAAATTTAAGAGGAAATGTAACAACTTTAAATGTTGACGATTTAAATTATGGTGACGGTGTTTTTAATATAGACTATATTACAACTGGACAATTAAGCATAGGCGAAGAAACAACAGGATTAGTTTTTGTAAAAATAGATGGTCGTGGTTACGCTTTTCCTGAAAAAATGTTAAAAGAATTAACAACAAAGTATAAAAAAGGAATAGAAGGAGTTGACCCTGTTATTGCTAATCCAGAAAAAAGTTTAGTAGAACCAGTAGGGTTAGGTAAAAAAGATGTTCTTGATGTATATGGTGTATATAAAAAATCTGATTTAAAAGACCATAAATTACATGCTGCAGATTCTGATGTTATAGCATTGGTAGTAGAAGTTAATGGGCAACCTATAGCTAAATTAGCACCTGTAGAAATTAACAATCAAATGCGTAAACAAATTGATATGATAGAAGAGATTATTACTAAACCAATTGAATCAATAAAATTAAATAAGTTAACCGACCAATCTAATAATAATAAAGTAGATATGCCTGTAACAGGCACACATAAAGAAGCAGCACATAATAAAGAAAATATGCCAGATAAATATGTTGAGTTTTTTAGTCAAGAAGTATCTGGATTAGACTTATTAGATGGTTATATTTTAGCAGAAACTTTAAATGTAGGTTCATTAATTTTTCGAGATATGGGAGGCACAGGCTACGCAGGAGTATACAGTCCTAGTGAAAATCGAATAGAAGTAAACTTAGATTTAACTGACTATACTAAACTTGAACCTGCAGTTTTGTTTGACAAAATAAGAACTTTATTTCACGAATTATCACACAGAGAAGCTGATATTCTTACACTAAGCAGAATGACAGACAAAGACAAAGTAGACATGGTAAATACCTGGATTAAAATATTACCGAAACTTCAAACCAATGAATTTGATTATGGTTTTCCTGCAGACATAAATGAAACTAAAATTAAAAAAGCTGTAGATAAAATTGTAAAATTAGCACAAGAATCTGATTTAGGTCAAATAGATAAAATATTAAAAGATAAATATGGCATGTTCTCATATACTGACATAGAGCGATTTATGAAAAACAGAGATTGGGAGAAAGACCCTGACATTAAAGATGCTATGGATGCGTTATTAAAAAGAAAAGGTATGGGTCGTGGTAATATCTTTGGTTTTATATTTAGAAAAAATAATTTTATAGCTGAAATAGTAGATAAAGACGGTATGCCGTTAGAAAATCTGTACGATTTAGAAGCTATGCAAAAAGCTGCTTTTGAACAAGCTCAAGTTCAATTACCTTTCATACAAGAACAACTAATAGCTTTTGGTTTTGACCAACAAGTTACAGTAGAAAGATTGCAAAAATTTTTAGTGGATGAAGTGCAAGCTAGAAAACATTTGCCATATGATGTTTGGCGAAAATTTAACAATGCAGACGAATCAGTTAAAAGTCAAATAGTTGTAGATGTTATAAAAGGTATTATGCCAGAACATTTAAAAATAGTTGTAGAGCGGGTAAATAAAGAAATATTAGAACAAGTAGAAGGTGTACCTATAAGCATTACAGATGTTGCATCTATCGAATTAACAAATTTAATGCAAAAACATATGCTTGAAAATGGTATTTATACTTTAGATGCAATAGCAAGAGAAGCTTATAATGTTAGCTTGTATGCACGACCATTATATGGAAAATTTAAAGCTGAAGTTGAAGAAGCTTATCAAGTATTAACTACAACTTATGAAAACTTTTTTAAAAATTTTAAAATAGAATTACAAGGTTATGAAAATTATGACCCTATAAAATGGACAGGAGATGATTGGATAACTCTTACTAGACTTACGGAAAAAGATATCGAAGCCATCAAAAAAATACCTGGAGTTCCACAAAATGTTTTAAATCAAGTTTATAAAACAAGCTATAAATTCGAAGCAGAAAGACTAGCTAAAGACTTTTCACCATCACAATTAAAAAAAATTAAAAATCATGTTAAATCTTTAGGCAAAGTAGAAACATTTGTATTTTTTCAGGAAGCATTTGGAGGACCAAGACGTGGTCAAGGCCAGGAAGAAACATATAATATTTATAACTATAGAAGAAGTGGAGAAGAAGTGTGGGCAGACCTTTTAAGCATGCTAATGCTTCAACCAGCAAAAACCAAACAACTTGCTCCTAATGCAGTTGAGTTAATATATAGAAACTTAGATGCAAGGCCAGAGTTTAAAGAATTTTTTGAAGAAAGTGTTATGGGAATGACACCATTAGGCCAAGACAGGTTGTTAACTGCTCTTTTTCAAAATGCTAAATTAACAAAAAAAGCCAAAAAAACTTTGTTAGAAAAAATGAAAACAGTTATGGAAAAAGCAGACAAATTTAAAAATCCTGATTACAGAAATTTATGGCTTATGACTAAACTCAATAGTGCTTTTGCACACTCAGAACATTATATTAGATACGGTGCTGGTAGACCTGGTCCATTACAAGATATAGAAAATTGGAATCCAATAAGACAAGAATATGAAGGTTTAAATTTAGCAGACATGACTAAAATGAAAATAGACGATTTAAAATATATAGAAACAGTTCAAAATAATTTAGATGCTAAAGTTACTTTAGAAGTAATAGAACCATTAACAGTAATTGCTAACGAAAACGGAATACCATATGAAGTTTTTGAAAGTTATCTTGTAGCTAAAAGTGTTATTGCTACACAAAAACATCAACTTCAAAAACGTACACCTATGTATTTATTGTCAGAAGCAGGTTTTACTCAAGAACAAATTGAAGAATTTAGAAAGGCTTTTGGTGACAATTTTAGGACTTTAGAAGCAGTAGTAAAAAGATTCGAAAGTCAAGATGCGCCTCACATACAAAAGGCTATACAAATACTTAATAATTTTACAGGACGAATTACAAAAGATTTTATGACTACTTATATGTCTAATCAAACTTTGATTTCAAAAAAAGAATTTGACAGATGGTTAAACGAACCAGACTATGTTGCATTAGCATCTTTTGACAAAGCATTAGAAAATTTAGAGAAAGGAGTTATACCTTTTAGTAAAGGCATAGCTATGAAAAAAAGAACTAAAAATGGCATGGAAGGTGTTTCTTTATTTCCAATAGAATTAACAGTTTATAAGTTAAAAGTTCTACTGAATATGCATAATGAAAACGAATTAAAAAAAATTCAATTTAGTCCACATCCTTACGATGGTTTTGCAGAAGCAGCAAAAGCAGCTGGTATGAATAAAAGCGGATATTTAGATACAGCATATGTTGAAGAAATGATGGAATGGTACAAGACACATGACGGCAAAAGAGGTTTTTTCTGGGAAAAGGAACAAATAGCAGAAACTTTAAATGTTGGACTAGGTGACATTTTTCCATATTTTATTCCTGGTAAATTTTTAAAAGGTAGAATTAAAACATCATTTGAAAATAAACAATTAGTTGAAATAGCAGAACAATATGCACAAGATTTAAAAAGGTTTGACATAGAAACTTATATGATGGATGGACCTCTAGAAACAGCAAACAATCGCAATAAATTATTTGAGCAATTTAAAGCTAAATATGAACAGGTTTTAGAGGCATATAAGAAAAAAATTGTTGATTCGCCAGCAAGAGTTCGTATGGCAAAAAAATCAGTCAAACCAATTGAAAAAGTAATTAGGGCTAGAACTTACGAAAATGGAAACGATGGATTGTTGGAATATTACGAAAGTCTACCACCAAGCAAAAAAGTCTTAATGAAGTATGTAACATTGTCAGGTAAAGATAGACAAAGAAATGCACAATTTAAAAAAGAAGGCGAGCTTGTAGTTATTGTCAAGGATATAGAAGTAACTTATGAAAAGACTGAAGATGTTGCAAAAGAAGGTAAAAAAGTAGTATCAATGCGTCTTCCTAAACAGGAATACATGATTGACAAGGCCACAAAAACAAGAGTACCTACTGGCAGATATTCTACTACGGGTGAAATAGAAACAGTTAGAGTAGTTGTATCAGATTTGGCACGTACTGATTTAAATTTTGACCCACCTAATATAGCAGAAAGAATTACAACTTCTATAGCTAGTATATTCCAAAGAGCATTAACAACACAAAATGCTGGTTTTATACTTATGAATGGTGTTTTAGATTCTGGTACAATTTCTATACAAAATTTAGGCTATGACAATGTAATTTTTCCTAAAGGTATAAAGTGGACAGAAAAAGAATACAAGTTAGGTGGTTATAAATTTAGATTGCCAAAGAACTTTAAGAAAGAAAGCACATCTTATTTTATTGAATTAAATGAATCTCTAAAAGATAATTATAAATTAGTCTTTGACAAAAATACTATTAAATACTATGAAAAAGCAGTTTATGCACAAGGTTTAGTTTTACCTTATACAGAAAGAAATGTATATAACACAGATATTAGAACTGTAATAGCAAATGATGCAGATTTAAAAAGTTATATGGAACAGCTAGAAATTGTTAAGAAAGCATATGATGGCGATTTACATAAATGGTATGTAAGCACACCAGCATATTTAATGGCACAAATAAAAAACTATTTTGCAACAGTAGAAAAAGCAAACAAAGTGGTTGAGTTGTCTACTAAAGAAGCAAATTATAAATATTTACATAAAGAAACTAAACTTACACCATTACAAATAAAACAAAGAGTTAGAAATGTTGGAGTTGATTTTACAGATGTGCAACCTTGGATGACTAATCTGCAATTTATTTTTCCGTTTTCTAAAGTTATAAACACAATATTTAAAAATTCTTACTATGATTATGAAAGAGATATTAATGAAGGTAAAACAAGACAAACGCCTTTTGGAAAAATTCCTGAAGCTAAACGTCTTTCTAACTTATTGTATCTGAGTATGGGTCTTGTCGTTTATGATTTGTTATCTGACTATGGATTTTTAGGTCAAGAGTATAAATACAAAAGAGGTTATATTGACCCATTTACTCACACAAGTAGTTTGACCATTTCAGGCAATGCCTCGATTAATGAAGCAGGAGGTGTTGAAGTTGACCAATACAGCATACCTTTACCTTTTCAGGTTGTATTTGCGAAGCTATGGATAGATTCTTTCATAAGACCTATGTTTAAAAAAGCAGCAGAAATAATAGGAACTATAGAACCTGGTGAAATGGATTTTAGAGATAAAGGAATACCTTTCTTTGGAGGAAGTGGTCCGAATGTGGCTAGACCTGAAACGTATATTTTTAAACAAATTCCATTTAATACAAGTGCAGGTGGGGCGTTAAAAATAATATTAGACGTTGCAAGTCCAGGTCACGAAATTGAACATTCTCTAACAGGCCAAGCATATATGGACAAAGCTTTTGCTGATGCAGCAGAAGGCAAAGGATTATTTAGTAAATATTATTTTGAATACTTAGTGGCTAAATTAAAAACCATTGTTAAGATGAATGCACCATCGCAATTTTCTTTTATGACAAATTACGATATAAATAAAAAGGGAACAACTTCACGAGGAATGAAGGATGTTCCTGGGGGTGCTGCTCTTGCTCCTTTCTTTAGAAGTTCAGAAATAGATTACGGTTTAACTGGTTTAGCTAAACAACAATATATAAGAAGAGCTGAGAAAAAAATAGATAGACGTATTGTATTGCAAAAATATTTTGGAGGAAATAGTTTGTCTAAAACTGAATACAATGTTTTAGCAGAGTATATGATTAACGCAAAAGAAAAACCATTTTTAAGACAAATGCTAAAAAGTAAGTTTGGTTCTAAGTTTGACAAACAATTAGACTTGATATTAAAAGCACCGTCACGAAACGAAATGCTAGAGCTGTTAAGAAGGCAACGAAAAAGTATTTCAGGTTTATCTATAGACGCAGAAAAAAATGCTGATGAGATTAAAACAAAATCTAATTATCAGGAGAGAAAGAAAACAGACAGAGTAGATAAGGATTATTATTTCGATTTACTCAAATAAAGATGTATGTTAAAATAACGAGGATAGAAAATGGCAATATCAACAACAATAATTAAGAATAGTTACAGTGGAGACGGGTCTAATGATACCTTTGCATACCAGTTCAAGATAGCTGCAGATGCAGACATACAAGTTATTATTAGGTCATCTACTGGTGCAGAAACTGTTAAGACCCTTACTACACATTATACAGTGACAGGTGCGGGAGTTGCAACTGGCGGTAATGTAGTTTTTGAATCTGGACACATACCTACAGCTACTGAAACAGTAGTTATAAGAAGAAATACAACACAGACACAAACACTTGATTTAGTAGAAAACGACCCATTTACAGCAGATTCTGTAGAGGGTGCATTTGACAAAAACCTTGCAGCTATACAAGAGCTACAAGAGCAGGTTGACAGGTCATTTAAAGTATCAAGAACTAATACAATATCATCATCAGAGTTTACAGACAATGCTACTACAAGAGCTGGCAAGACATTAGGATTTGATTCATCAGGTGATTTGACTACGGTTGCAGACTTCTTACCAGCAGGTGGAGATTCAGCATTATTTAAATACTCAACAACTACATCAGAGGCAGACCCAGGAGCTGGTGTATTCAGAATGAACAACACTACATTTTCTAATGTTACAGAGCTTTACATTGATGATGCTGATTTAAACGGCTTAGATGTTGCAGCATGGGTACAATCTTTTGATGATGTGTCTGGCAACGATACCAATAGAGGTCGTATCAGAATACAAAATGCAGGAACATTAACATCTTATATTACATTTAAAGTAAGAGGTGCAGTATCTGACGAAACTGGATATACAAAAGTATTAGTAACTCACATAGCATCAAACGGCACACTAGCTAATGATGCAAAAGCATTTATATCTTTTGTACCTAGTGGTGAAGATGGTGCAATACCAGGATATTTCTATAAGTTTGATACAGGCACAAGTGATGCAGACCCTGGAGCAGGAGAGATAGCATTTAATAACGGAACATATGCTTCAGTAACAAGAATATATATAGATGATGCAGATGCAAATGGTGTTACTACTTCTACAGATGTTTTAACATGGGATGATAGCACATCTACAATTAAAGGATATTTACATATAGTAGACATAAATGATGCTAGTACATATGCAAGATTTTCTATTACAGGCACTAGTACAGATGGTAGTGGTTATAACACATTAGTAGTTACACATATAGCATCAAACAATACCTTCTCAGCAGCAGATGAGTTATCAGTACACTTTAGCAGAAATGGTGATAAGGGTGATACTGGTTCTACTGGTAGCACAGGGTCTACTGGTAGTACAGGAGCAACTGGTGCAGCTGGTACAAACTCACAATTATCTATGACATTTGAAAGCACAACCTCTGATGCTGACCCAGGTGCAGGTAAGATTGCATTTAACAATGGCACAGTATCTAGTGTAAATGTACTCTTTATAGATGATGCAGATGATGCAGGTGCAGATATATCTGGTTATGTGCAGAGCTTCGATGATGTATCTAATACAGTAGCAAGAGGAATAATAACAGTAACAAAAGAAGGTACAGCTAGTACCTTTGCTACATTTAAAGTTAGTGGTGCTGTTACAGATGCAAGTGGTTACACTAAAGTACCTGTTACTCATGTAGTAAGTAGTGGAACTTTCTCTGACAATGATGGAGTAGGAGTACACTTCAGTTATAGTGGAGCAGACGGAGCAGATGGTGCAGATGGTGCAGATGGCTCTGGTTCTATGTCAAGTTTTACTCTTGCAGGAGATAGTGGTTCTAATCAAACTATTGCAGATGGCAACACCCTAACTGTTACAGGTGGAGAAGGTATAGATACTGCTGCTAGTGCAACAGATACGATTACAATATCTGGTGAAGATGCAAGTACATCTAACAAAGGTGTAGCTCAATTCAGCTCAGATAACTTTGCAGCATCGTCTGGAACTATAACAATTAAAGATGGTGGTGTAAACAATGATGAACTAGCAGGTAGTATAACAAATGCAAAACTTGCTACTCCTGGTTTAGTTGTGCAAGTAGTAACTGCTACTTCGACATCAACAAAATCTACAACAAGTACTTCATTTGTAGATACAAATTTAAGTGCTAGTATTACACCAAGTTCTAGTTCTAACAAAATTTTAGTTTTAGTACAAGGTCAAATGTTTATTAACACTGATGGTGGACAAGCAATAACAACTATATTAAGAGATACAACTAATTTAGGAAATAGTGATAGAGGTATGATGCAACATACTGATTTTGAAGATAGATATCAAGGCAATGCTTCTATGATTGTTTTAGATTCTCCATCTACAACAAGTTCTACAACATATAAAGTTCAAATAAAAGTTTATAGTGGTAGTCATACTATTTTCTTTGGTGTTGATGCCACACCACAAACAATAACATTATTGGAGATAACAGCATAATGGATATAATATCAGCAATTTTAGCATTAGATGCAAATGCACAAGTTAGTGTAGATGATAATAGTTTAGATAGTATTACATGGCATGATGGTAATCCAAACAGTATTACCAATGAGCAGATAACTGCAAAACAAACAGAGTTACAAGCAGATTATAATGCAAAGAAATATCAAAGAGATAGGGCAGAAGAATACCCAAGCATTGAGGACCAGTTAGACAAGATATATCATGATGGCATTGATGCTTGGAAGGCAGATATAAAAGCAATAAAAGATAAATACCCAAAACCATAGGAGGCTAAGTAATGAGTGTTATCGATAATATGTTAGAAAGGCTTAACGAAATAGAGGACAAATTGCAAGAGCTAGAAGAAGTATTGCAAATAGAAGAGCCAGAAGATGATGACATATATTCTACTGACATAGTAGCAGAAGATGCTTACCCAGATTGTGAGTGTGAAGATGTCTGTGAGGAATGTGATGCCGAATATGTTGAGCAATAA